CTAAGGTTTCAGAACTGGATGAAGAATCAACAGCCAAACTGAAAGAAGTATTAGGTATCGAGTAAAAGGATAGGGTAGTGCTTCTACCCTTCCATTGTCTAATTTTATAAATCAGAAAAGAAATGAAGAATTTTATTTTTGCCATGTGTGGTTTTTTGATGATGTCTTTGGTTTCGTTGAGCGTGCAGGCATCAAGTGTGGAATCTCCCAAGTGTGAATATGTGAATCCATCGGTTAATGCCGGTTTGCCGGATATTCAGTCTATCACTTTGGAAACGGCTCCGGCTGATTGTGTTGTACTAACCATGCCACAGACTATATTCTTGGTTGCAAATAACCCGGCTATGATGTGTTCGATAAAAGAGGAAGCGGCTATTCAAGGGATACGAATTAATGTTCCCAAATGCCCGTTCAGATACATCTATAAATCAAAGTATTGCACGCATTATAGCTATACCGCATATAGTAAACTGATTACACCATATTGATTGATAACAGTCATGAGTAACAAGGGGTTTGTATTAAGCGTATTTGATAAGAATCCCCCGTCTAATCTTGTAGTTGAAAATATACTTTCAAGAACGGGATTGGATGGCGAAGAACCTTTTGCCGAGGAAAATAGGGCAAGATTAGAGGTCGCTTGTGCAAAGCAAATTCCGTGGATGATACAAAATCCATCTTCGGTCAGCGAAAGCGGATTTTCTGTGTCTTGGTCTAATTATGTTGATAGCCTAATGAAATTGTACTCATGGCTGTGTAAACAGTACGGTTTGAAAGACGAACTGGGTAACAAACCTAAAGTGACTTTCTTATGATATTCGCTCCACACATATTGCAGGTAAAAGTTATCACCCCGATGGATAAGGATGAGTTTGGCAGACCTATTCCCGGAACAGGTGGTGAAAGCTGGCAGGAGGTGTGCAAATGCCGTTGTGATGATAACACTACCAAAGAGTTTTCATCTGATAACGGCTCTGTGTATCGTCCGAATTATCATGTAGTATGTGAGAAAAGAATTACTGTCAAGGCTGGCGATGAAGTACGTTGCATGGATGGTGATGGCGTAAGAGGTCAAGGCGAAGTCTACACGGTAAAGAGTACAAACTACTTTAACTACTCGGAATTATGGATGTAGATTTCGATTTCTCAGATGTCGACTCCTTTTTCGATGAAGGAGAATGGGAGGTCGAAAAGAAGATGATTGATATAGGTGATGAAGCTGTGAAGTACGCAGAGGAACATGGGGATTATCAAGACCATACACTCACTTTGAGAACGTCCAATGATTACGATGTCGATAAAGATGGTTTGACACTGAAAAACGAAGCGGAATACGCATCATTCGTAGAATCTAAGGGATTTGATGTTTTAAGTAGTGCCGCTTTATATGCGGAGAAACGATTAAAAGAAGAATTTGAATGATAGTAACCACCGACATAGGAAACATCCTCTACCGGGATTGCAAGGCTTTCGGGATAGGTATAGTGCCAGCAGGAGAAACACTGACGGGTGAATTGACCTCTGAAAGAATCGTTATCCATACGAAGAAACAACAGCCGGGAAAGTATTGGAAGAAATCTTTCGCAGAAGTGAATCTATGTGTACCCAATTTAAGCGAGAATGAAGCGAACACAATCCGGCTTAACGAACTTGAAAGAAAGGCTGACAAGCTGCTTGATGATGTAGTAAGCACCTATGACGGTACAACCTATCGTTACTCTATTGAATCAATTGGCGCGGAAGCGGATACAGCTTTGAAATGCCATTACGTGAATGTGAGAATTTTATTTGAAGTAATAAATGTAAAACTATAAGATTATGATTTCAGCAGTAGGAATAAAAAGAATCTTGTTTGCCGATATTGATAAGGTAACGGCAGACATTACCCCCGAAATCGCAAAGACTTTGATTCAAGCCGCTATCAAAGCGAAAGATGAGGTTTTGAATGTACACGGGGAAACGTGGCAGATTGAGGAAACGGAAGCCTCCGTCACTGGGTACAAGAACCAATTAACGGGAAAGAATTACCGTTACGATGATGTGCAGGGAGAAGTATCACCCACTTTCTCTATCGGACAATATGACTGGAAGACCAAGAAAGCGTTCATGGGTGGCGATGTTATTCAGGCAACATCTAAAGATATAGGTTGGAAGCGTGCTTTGGATAAAGTGGTCATTAACAAAGCATTGTTCTGTTTGACCGATGATGATGTCTGGTTCATCTTCCCAAAATGCCGTATTGTTTCCCGTGAAGCCAATACGGATAAGGCAATTGCAATCGCTGTAAAAGGCTTGGTGCAGGAATTGGGAATCGAAGGTGTTTCTTCTGAGTATAACTATGAAGAAGGGCAGATTAAAGCTTTGCAGGCATGAACTACAGTAACCATTGTACCTACTCCTTCCGATGCGACCGTAAAGCTGGACGGTGCAACGGTCAAGTCAAAGCAGGTGAATGCTGGGGCTACCGTTCACTATGAAGTGTCGAAAGTGGGGTACGTCACTCAGTCAGGAGATATTAAAACCACTCCTTCTGAAGTTGATACCACTCTTAAAAAAGAGATAACATTGGTAAAAGCACAAGAGTGATAACCGGGGGATGGATATATACCATTCCCCCTTTTAGTTTAAGAATATGAATCAAGCAGCAAAAACGGTTTCTGATGCTTTGTTAGGGCTGGATTTCATGAATGTGGAGATAGGAGGGATGGTTTATACCATTAAACCTCCTACAATTAAAATTATCTGTCGTGCCATTCATCATTTTTCCAATATCGGCATGACTGGAGATAATGTCATGGAAGCTATTAAAGAACTTCCTGAAATTACTGGAGATATGCTGAAAGGCATTTCTTGTTTCATCTGTGGCAGTGAGGAACTGGCTGATAATTTGGAGAACGGGACTTTTGAAGAAGTTAGGAATGCTTTGGAGGTGTGTTTTTCCATGATGGATATTTCGGCTTTTCAGTGTGTCAGCTCGATGAGGAACGTGTCGATGCTGGCAGCAAAACCGAAACAGTAGGAAACACAACGTTCTTCGGGCAGATAGTCCATTTGATTGACACGCTGCATCTGAGTTATACAGAAGTGTTTGAGATTATCCCTTATCGGAATCTGCTGATGATGCAACGGGATAAATTACACGCAGTATATGGTGGTCAGAAGGTGAATAGAATCAGTGGTAAGGAATTGGCTAATCGTAGGAAAAAGAAATAGATATGGCGAAATTATCAGAGGCTTATTGTATATTTGCTTAACTTTTAAAATTTAAAGCTGAGTCAGAAAAAGAAGAAAAAGTTTAGATGATTTATCGGCACAGAGATGGAGATTAGCGCAGACTAACATTTCTGATGCAAGAATGAAGAGAGTTAATGCCGCATATCGAAAGTATGCTGGCAATATTCATTCACGTGTAGGCAATTTCGGTAAATTAACCGATAAACAGTATGCTCGTAAGTTTTCACGTCGTTCCTATATGGGGCTGAATGGCGGGTAAAGTTCAAGCCGGAGAAATCCGGCTTTGTTTATTTTAGCCCCGAACCATGAGGAACGGGGCTGGAATAATCCTTTTTCGTCTTGTCTTTAAAAGGGTAATTCTTTTTCAATGCTGTATTGAGAATCATTGAATACAAAATTCCATTTAATTTTATAAGTTGTTGGATTATCTGTTTTTAAATCCATTAATTGACCACTTTCTCCTTCTAAAGACTCTCCTTTCTCAAGTGTTGGGTCTTGCATAAATATTTGTTCCACATATTTTCCATTTAATATTACAAATTGTCTTTCTACTTCTTGTACTAGTATTCCATTCACATAGGCTTCGAATGAGGTTAATTCGACCTTGCCATTTAGAGAACTATTTGTAATGGTACTTTTGAATGTACACTTATATTTTGAATCATGTTTGTCCCAATATGGTTCTCCATGAGATTGTTCCATAGTTAGATACTCATTAATACCTTTTACATTTATCTCACAAGACTTTGTTATAGATTTGTCTTTTGTGCTTACAGAAATAGTACATTCTCCTTGTGAAATCCCTGTTATAATACCGTTATTCACCGTTGCGATTGATTCATCAGATGAAATCCAGACCAATTCTTTATCAGTTGCATTGGTTGGAGAAACAGTAGCGTCAATTTTGTTGCTTTGCTTTTCTATCAGTTCCAAAGATTCACAACTCAAAGAAATATCCGTTATTTTTATGTCTGATACAACAACATTGCATTTATCTGTTACATTTATTCCATTATAAGAAATTTCTATTGTAATTGCTGCTTCTCCTGCTTTTAAACCTTGTACAGTGCCTGACGGAGTTACTGAAACTATCTCAGTATTACTTGAACTCCAATTTATCTGTACTCCTTGAATATTAGGAGAATATGAATACTCTAAATTTAGAGTTTCTCCTGTATTGATTGATATATTTTTTTCTTTAAATGAAACTGATTCTATTGTTTCTGTCTGTTTGGTAATGTCATCATCGCTACTGCACCCCACAAAAAATAAGACCACCAATATAGGCAGTATAAATAATACTTTCTTCATTTTCATTCTTTTATTTGGTTAAATATGCACGCAAAGGTAAAACATTATTTTGCATTGCACTAAATCGTCTTTTAATTTATTAATAAATATTAAAAGTTAGTCTTGATTTTTCCCACAATACCCTCCAGTTCGGCTATTGTTGTGGCTTTGTAGTAATCTCCTTTGTGCTGGATAAGGGCGGTAAGTTCTTCGTTTGTTCCTGCGTTGAATAGTTCAGTGATTGGAACATTTAAGGCGGCGGCGATACGCTCTAATGTGTCAAGGGTTGGATTACCTCTTAATGAACGTGATAAACTGATTTCAGCTACTCCAATGTCTTCAGCCAATTTCTTTTGGGTTATGCCTTTCTCCTGCATAATCTCTTTTATTCTTAATCCTTTCATATACATATATGTATTTATGTTTTAGATGCAAAAATAATTATTATATAAGTGTATGTATATATTTGTGGGTTAAAATATACTAATATGATTATTTTTTATTGCTATTCTTTTGTCAAATATAGATATATATGTATATTTGCATCAAGAAAATAAACATAAAAGTATACAGGTCTTATGAAACGTTACAATTTAAGCAAGATAATGAAAGAAGCCCATCAGATAAAGAAGTACATGAAACTGTATTCTCTTACTCACGGTGTGAAGACTTGGGCAGACTGTTTGAAACTTGCTTGGGCTAACGAGAAAGAACGTATCTCTAAAGAAGAGATAAGAGAGGTAGAGAAGCAAGCTATGAAATCCGCTTTGGCACAACCGGCAGAGCGTAGCTCTTATGATGATTTGTCAATACCTCAATCAGCGTATTACAATCCGTATAGTTACGGGCGTTTCGGTGCTCACTATGTGGGTGATTAAAAGAAATTACTAACATAAAATATAAAAGTTATGGCAACAATTCAATTGAGAGAAAGCGATAGAAGTAGGGCAATTAACCTTAATCGCAAAAATGATTATGGTTTGGATAATAAACAGATGATGCGCCTTATCAATGCCCACCGAAAAGGCGATGCGTACAAGCGTGCTTTGATAGAGTTTCGCTTGACTGATATAAACTTTCATCGTGAAGTCGAAATGCTAATGAACGGCAAGTATGACGAATTAAAAGAAGAAGTAAAACGTTGGTAAGCAAAGAGCGCACCACCTTCACAGGCAATGCGCTCTAAATAGTATAAACACATAATGCGATTATGTCGCACTACGAATTTAGTCGCAAAGATAGTATAAACACGTAAAATATAGAAATCATGAAGACAGTAAATAGCAATTACGTTTTAGGCGTGATGAGATTATTCAATAGTGAAGAATATTACATGAATGCAACGTTTGCTTTATGGGTGCTTCGAGCAGTGGCAGGTAAGTCAGTAGAATGTATAGATTGCAAAGGTCGGCTTTATTATGATAAACAGAATCCTCATTATTGGATATGGAAACTAACTAATGATTTAATCGGTCGTAGTTGGGTTAGCGGATATACCTTCTTGCTTATGAGTGGAACACCTAATTGGAGCATTTCTAATCGTCGTACTGGTAGCAATGTTTTTTTATCTTATGAAGAAGCGAGGCATATTGCTGAAATCTCTAATAATAAAGAGCAAATTCAAAATTTATTCAAGTTACGAGAGTTGTCTGCTTACTCATTGAGTAGCACAAATAATCCTATACGTGTGATTTATGAGCTTACTAATGGCTTATTGGAAGCCTTTGGCGCTCTCAACGAGAATCTTATCGGTGAAGTGAAAGGTAAAGACAAAAAGCCGAATGATAATTTACAAGTGTACTGGGACACAGAGAAAGAAGAGTATAGATGTTTCAAGAAGTGTAACCTTATTAAAATCGCATGACTATGAAAGCAGAAATCAACATCGAAGAGGTAAAGAGCAAAGCTGTTCATTCTGATTTACTAAAAGCAATGTGTCTAATTAATCAAGCCCGTAATATAATTTCGGGTACGATGGATGAGAAAGAATTACGGGATGCCGGACAATGGGACTGCTTGGATGATACAGTTTCAAGGCTGAATGAATGTTCTCGTGATGTAAGCTATATTATTGGCATGATTATAACAAGTAGAGTTTCGGCTCTAACGAACTAACACGATTATCCAAAGGCAGTCTTCGCACGACTTTAAAGGCTGCCTTATAAATTCCATAGTTATGAACCTCAAAGCAAGACCGCCGCCAATAATTGCTACCAAATGAGAGATTAAAAACATAGTTATAAATCAAAAACAGCAAGAAATGAGTAAACGATTTGCTATTGCCGTTTTACCCAAAGAGAAGCAACAGGGGGGGAAAGTACGGTTTAAAGATTGAAAAGCCCTCTGCATTGGGCAATGTGTATGGGTTGACCGAAGAAGAACTGAAAGAACTTCGTGGATTGATAGACAATGTATTGACTAAATGATTATGAAACAGATAAAAATCAGACCACCGCCAAAAACTTTACGACAATGAAACGATTGTCGTGTTATGGTAAAGTGAAAATCTCTCTCTTACACGATTATATAATAAGTTTGCAAACAGAAACAACGCAGCTATCCTCACGGCTGAAAAATATAACCCCGCCATTGGTAAGAAGTGAGGAGCTTGCCTTTGGTGGGGTCTAATTTTTAAAACTGTGTAAAAGTATGAATAATATTCAGATTTTCCAAAATGAGCAGTTCGGAAAAGTAAGAATCGCGATGAATGAGAGTAATGAGCCTTTGTTTTGTTTGGCAGATGTTGCAAAAGCCCTTGGGTATAGCAGACCTGCCGATGCTGTAAATCAACACTGTAAAGGGGTCGTTATTTTGCCGACCCCCACAAATGGCGGTGTACAAGACATAAAGTACGGCAAGGAAAGCGAGGTTTATCGTTTGACTATGAAATCTAAATTGCCGGATGCCGAAAAGTTCCAAGATTGGGTTTGTGATGAAGTTTTGCCCTCAATCCGCAAACATGGTGCATACATGACCAGCGATACACTTGAAAAGGCTTTGACCTCACCCGATTTTCTGATTCAGCTTGCAACCAACTTAAAAGAAGAAAAACAGAAGCGTATCGAAGCCGAACAGAAGATTCAGAAAGATGCACCTAAAGTCCTTTTTGCCGATGCCGTTTCAACTTCTCAACGTTCTTGCTTGGTTGCTGAATTAGCAAAGATACTGCAACAAAATGGAGTGAATATCGGTCAGAACCGTTTGTTTAGCTGGATGCGCGAGAATGGTTATCTTTGCCAAAAGGGTGACTACTACAATCAGCCAACGCAGAAAGCTATGAAATTGGGGCTTTTTGAATTGAAGAAAACCACCATCACCAAGCCGGACGGCTCTGTATTGGTCACTACTACTACCAAAGTGACTGGTAAGGGGCAAATTTACTTCGTAGAAAAGTTCTTAGGTAAAGATGCTGCTTAAATAATAATGCGCACCTCGTTAAGTCGGGGTGCGCTATTTATATAAACTAAAATCATTTTATATATGGCAAAACTTATATTTCGCATACAGTCAGACTGGGAAGAAGTTGTAAGACTTCGTAATGAAATTGCAAAATTAAAGCAGGAGTTAATGGGCATGGATGGCACGCAGTCTCCTGCTGTTTTCAAGGCTTTGAATGCCCAACTTGCTGCATCCAACCAAAGATTGGATGAGTTGGTGACTAATGCAGCCAAAGCTGGAGCAGAGATGGAAACAGGATTCAAAAGGAAAATCTTCGATGCTTCTCAGGTAGTGAATGGATTGTCGGAAAAAATAACATTTCAACGTGGAACTATCCAACAATTGAAAAATGAGTTAGCAGGATTAAAAGACAAGTATCGTGAAGCATTAAAACAGGATGGTGATACTTCTTCCTTAGAAGCTAAAATAAGGTCTACAAATGAAAAATTGAAAGAGCAAAAAAGTTCTTTATTTAACCTCACCCAGGAACAGGCTAACGCTCGATTGTCAGTAAAGAAATTACGGGATGAGTATGAACTTTATAAGAATGATGGGAAACAAGTAGTAGAAACTAACGAAGGTATCGCTATTTCTTGGAAGAAAGCATTGGCGGTTATTGGTGGTGCTGGAGTATTAAAGGCATTAGGTTCTGAAATCATTCGTGTGCGTGGAGAATTTCAATCCATGCAGACCGCTATTGAGACTATGGTTGGAAAGGATATGGCAGGGCAACTGATTCCGCAAATCAAGGAGCTGGCTAAGATTTCTCCACTTACTATGTCAGATATGGTTGGAGCAGAAAAGATGATGCTTGGATTTAACATACAAGCAGAAGACACTATCAAATACTTGAAAGCCATTAGTGATATTTCTATGGGGGAATCCAGTAAGTTCAATTCGCTGACTTTGGCATTTTCACAGATGTCAGCAGCGGGTAAACTTATGGGGCAGGATTTGAATCAAATGATAAACGCTGGATTCAACCCGTTACAGATTATCTCCGAAAAGACCGGAAAATCTATCGCAACTTTGAAAGATGAAATGTCCAAAGGTGCTGTTTCCGCTGAAATGGTTCAACAGGCATTCATTGATGCAACTTCCGCAGGTGGTAAGTTCTATAATATGTCTGAGAATGCTTCAAAGACTATCAATGGTCAGTTGTCTATGATGCAGGATGCTTTGGATTCCGTGTTTAACGAATTGGGAACTAAGTCGGAAAGTGTTATCATGGACGGTATTCAAATGACAACTTCGTTGATTCAGAATTATGAAACAGTAGGTAAGGTCTTGGCTGGATTAGTGGTTACTTATGGTACATACCGGACCGCAGTGATGCTTGTTACTGCTGCCGAAAGTAAACATACTCTTGTGGAGATTGGACTTACCAATGCTCGTTTATTGGCAAGAAAGGCGCAGTTGGCTCTTAATGCTGCTATGCTTACTAATCCTTATGTAGCATTGGCTACGGTGGTTGTTGGATTAACAGCTACTATGTGGGCATTCAGAGATTCTACAACCGCTGCTGAAAAAGGAACAAGGAGGTATAATGAAGAACAAGAAAAAGCGACCAAACTTGATAGAGAACGGAAACAAAAAATAGACGGTCTTATTCAAAGCTCTCGTGATATTGCATTGTCTGACTTGCAGCGAGGTGAAAGTTTGGCGGTATTACGAAGCGAATATCCCAAGATATTTGCCCAATACGATATTGAATCAATTAAACTTGCTGACATACTTCAATTAAAACAACAAATAGCCAAAGAGGATGCAAAGCGCGCAGGCGAGGAAGTTGCAAGAAGTTTTGAAGCTGCTAACAAAGCTGTTTCAGACTATGAAAATGCCCTTTCTGCCAAACAAATCAATGGTGGTAAATTAACACAGCAGGAAATAAACAAGTTAAAAGAACTTCGCTCTTATAGAGACCAATTTCTTGTTGATAAAGGTAAAGGTATCTCTGAACAGTTCATATCCAATCTTAAAGATGTTGATATTAGTGAGTTTGACCGCTACATCTCTGAGTTAGAAAAGAGTATCAAAGGGAAAGGTAAAAATGGAACTGTGAAACTTCGTTTGCCTATTGATATTAAGGGTACTTTGTCTGATGAAGCAATCTATAATGTGAAAGACATAAAAACACTTATAGATACAGCAAAATCAGTCAAGCAAACCCGAATTGATTCAGAGAAGAATAAAACCACCTACAAGCAGGATTATGAGAAAGCAAAGAAACGAGTAGAAACAACTGAAAAAGCCTATAAAAATTTGGGCGGTATTACCGGAAGTTCATTAACCAAACAAGATAATCAAACCGAGAAACTTCGTAAGCAGACTGATAAATATAATGCCCTCCTTGATAAGCAATCATTAGAACAGCAACGTTCTGCCGAAGATTTGCAGATGGAAGTTGATGAAGCCCGAATCAAAGCTATGGATGAAGGTTCTGCCAAGACTATCGCTGAAATGGAACTCAACTTTGAAAAGGAGATGCAGGCTATTGACCGACAAAAAAAAGATGCTTTGCGGAAGAAAGTTGAGGATGCTCGCGCTGCATGGGAAGCTAATCCGAAGAATAAAGGCAAGTCTTTTGATGCCACCGATATAAAGCTGTCTGATGATGAGCAAAACTATTATGATGAACTATACAAGATAGCCATTATCAGTAATGAAAAAATATATAAGGATTTGGCAGAGCACTATTTGTCTTATGCCGATGAACGTCTTGCCATTGAAAAGAAATTTAATGATGATATTTCAATATTGCAGGAAGCCCGTAAGAAAGCGGAAGCCAAAGGTGATGCCAGTGAAATAGCCAAAATAGACCGAAGCGTTGAGAAGCGTACAGAAATCAAGAATGAAGATATATTCAAACTTGATGCTGAACAATTCAAGAAAAATATGAATTGGGAACAAGTCTTTGGTAATCTTGACAAGGTTTCTACTGATACTTTGAAAAAGTTGAAAGTTAACCTTAAAGACTTTATATCATCTCAAAAGGATTTATCTCCTGAAAACCTTAAAGAACTGGTAGATGCTATCGAAAGGATTGATGATAAGGTTTCAGAACGCAATCCTTTTGAAGCTATGTCTGTTTCCTTTAAATCCCTTAAAGATGCCACTGATGCTCAACGTGAAGCGCAGGAAGCGTATAACAAAACGCTCAAAGAAGGTACAGACGAAGAAAAGAAGAATGCAAAGGCTACTCTTGAAAGCGCAAAAAACAACAAACAGAAAGCGCTATCGGAAGCTACTACCGTTTTACATCATGGCGTTGATGAGATAGGTCAATATGTCGATGCCGGTAATCAAGTTATCGGTATCATGGAAGCGCTTGGTACAAAAACACCTGAATGGTTGGAGGGAACAATGTCCGGGTTTGGCGAGATGTTGGATGGACTTGGAAGTATAGACCTAATGAAACCAATGTCTATTGTTACTGGTGGTTTGCAAACAATAAAAGGAGCTTTGACAAGTATCACATCATTAGGTGGGGTAATTAATTGGAGTGGAAGCAATGCAAAGGATGTACAGGATTCCATTAATCGTCTTACCGACCGTAACGAGACGCTACAGACTTCTATCGAATCATTGACAGATGAGATAAAGGCAAGCAAAGGAACGAAATCCGTAGCTGCGTATAGAAGTGCTTATGAATACCAGAAAGAGCAGAACTCCAATTATCTGAATATCGCCCGTGAACAGGCGGGTTACCATAATTCACATAAGAGCTGGCAATACTACATGAGATGGTCTGCCGAAGACTTGAAATGGATTCAACAGAACATAAACAAGAATTTTACCGGAACTTCTTCATTATGGGAGCTGACACCTGAAGAGATGGAAAAACTCCGTAGTAATGTTGATATATGGACAAAGATGCAGAATGCCGGGAAAGGTGGTTATGGTGAACGTGTAACCGATAAACTTGATGATTATATTGAGCAGGCCGGCAAACTGGAGGAGTTGACCGATAATCTTTATGAGGGTCTGACCGGAATGTCATTCGATTCCATGTATGACAGTTTTGTAAGCAGTCTGATGGACATGGAGAAGAGTGCTGAGGATGTTGCTGATGACATATCCAAATATTTCATGCAGGCAATGCTGTCAAATGCCATCGGTGAACAGTTTAGTGACAAACTGAGAACATGGTATGACAAATTCGGTGAAGCCATGAAAGATGATGGTACGCTTGATAATAATGAGCGTAAGGAGCTGATGGATGAGTACATGGGTTATGTGGATGAAGCCATGAAGCTTCGTGACGAGCTTGCCGCAGCAACCGGATATGATAAAATTTCGCAAGAATCAACATCGCAGTCAGCTTCATCCAAAGGCTTTCAGGCAATGAGTCAAGATACCGGCGAAGAGTTGAACGGGCGGTTTACAGCATTGCAGATTGCAGGAGAAGAGATAAAGAATCAGAATATTATTCAATCTCAATCACTTAATCTACTGACAGTAAAAGCAGATGCTCTACTTTCCATAAATACGGAAACAAGGAATATCGCTGATGATACGCGAGATTTGATAGCACAATCTTATCTTGAACTGGTACAGATTTCAGAGAATACGGGAAACTCCGCTAAATATCTGAAAGACATCAAAGCAGACATTGCTGCGGTAAAAAAGAATACTGCCGGTTTAGCACCATAAAATAAAAGGCGGGTAAATTCCCGCCTTACTTAGTTTCTTTGAAGGTAATTTTTGTTATGATTGTTGTATCATCATCCTCGAAAAATACTTCTGTCTTATCCAATAAGTACGATTTGTCGTTCCTGTGAAACACAACATTTGGTTTGGTAAATTCGAGAATCTTCATATAACTGAAATCATGTTCAATTACATCTCCATCAAAATTAAGTTTTAAAATAAGTTTTTCCTCCATAGTAATAAAATTGAATTATTTGCAAATATAACAATAAAATTATAGCCATGAAAAATGATTTATTGATAAATGGTAAAGACGCTTACACCTTTTGGGGGGTAAGAATGGGAGAGGGCTTTCTTGATGTACTTGGGGCATCATCACCCATGAAAGAATTTATAGAAAATAAGTCCCGGTTGGAACATGGAAAACGTGTGATAATCAATGACCCCAAAATAGATGAACGGGAAATAACACTTTCTTTTACAATTGAAGGAAATTCCCAATCCGACTATCAAGCAAAGAAAAAAGCTTTCTTTGAAGAATTGTATAAAGGTGTGGTTGATATTCAAGTTCCGGCTAACAGTAATGAGATTTATCATCTGATTTATCTTGGGAAAAGCGTTGCTTATGCACAGAGTTTAGACCAGACTTTCGGAAAAATTTCAGCCAAGTTTAACGAGCCGAACCCGGCAAACAGAACCTAATTCACGACATTGGATTTATTGTCGTGTATATGAGTGTCCAAAATAGGGCACTCTTTTTTTTATCTGCGAACTTTGGATGCGTTATGGTAGACATCAAAGACATATCCGGTAAGACAAGATTTTCGACCCCCATTAATGCCGGGGCTAAAGGCAGGTTTACCCTGATGAAGGAAGACTATATCATCCTTCCATTCAGCGTTCCCGACCCGGTGTATTTCAAGCTCGGCGACTACGTGGATTTGTCGGGAGTGCTTGACGAGTCCCTGGGTGGACTGCTGTCCAAGGTCTATGAGATAGTGGATTTGCAGAAACCTGCCTTCAACGCTTCTACCGGGGGATATGACTATGAGCTGCGCATGGACGCGTATTACTGGAAGTGGAAGAACAAGATTTTCAAGTACACTCCCGAACATGCCGGCCATGAGGCTTCATGGTCTCTGACCGCACCCCTTGACGTGCAGCTCGGCGTATTCCTCCGCAACCTGAAGGCACTCGGATATACATACAAGGGAAAAGAGTTTGAGTTCCGCATAGATTCCACAGTGGAGAACAAGGCCGTTGCGATGAGGTACGACAATATGAACCTTCTTGACGCCCTGTTCTCCATGGCCGATAAGGAGAAATGGGACTGTGACTGCTGGATAACGGATAACATAATCCATTTTGGGCGAAATGAATATGGTAATTCCGTCAGAATCGAGTTAGGGGTTGAAGCGTCAGCCATGACCCGCAGCGACAGCAAAGGTACTTATGCGACCAGAATCTATGCGTTCGGCTCTACCCGGAATATTCCGGCAGACTACCGTCCCGTGGATGAACAGACGGTTGTCAACGGCGTAGTCCAGCGCAGGCTGATGCTTCCCGCGGACACGCCTTACATTGATGTGTATCCCGACATGTCCGAAGAGGAAGCGATAGAGGATATTGTCGTATTTGAAAATGTTTATCCCCGGCGTACGGGCACATTATCCGACGTGCATACCCGCACCGAAGAGGTGAAGGACGAGAACGGCACGAAAGAGACCGTCACCTACTACCGCTACAAGGATACCGGGCTGGAGTTCAAGGAGGAATATCTTATCGAAGGCCAGGAACTGAGAATCCGGTTCCAGTCCGGCAAACTTAACGGCATGGAATTCGGTGTCATTTTCAATCCCGACCCCAAAGACGACATGCGCGGTGCACAGCTTTGGGAAATCGTGAGAAACGAGGATTACGGGCGTATGCTTCCCGATGATACCCTTTGTCCGGAAAACGGCGACGAGTATGTCCTTTCCGGTTTCAACATCCAGCTTGTGTCTGACAGATATACCCCCGAAGCCGAACAGGAGCTTAAGGGAAAGGCGCAGGAGTATGCTGACCGACGCAAAAGGGATGACGGTACATATAACACGACCCTTGATTCCGAATGGGTGTATAACGACCGGCTGAGACGCTTCTATGAGTTCGGACAGAAAGTGTTCCTTGTAAACAGGGCTTTTTTTGAGAACGGGCGCGACAGCCGCATACTCGGCTGGGAGTTCAACCTTGACAAGCCTTGGGACAGCCCTGCATACATAATCGGCGAGAGTATGCCCTATTCCCGTATCGGGGATATGGAAGACAAGATTGATTCTCTGACCTACAAGGGGCAGACATATACCGGCGGCGGAAACGGGGTCTATATAATCAGGACGAACGATACGACAGCCCCTTCCGACAGCAATGTATTCTCGGCACGCAGGTCTTTGGTCACTTTCTTAAGGAAAGACAAGTCCGATAAGACTGAATATCTTTTGAAACTCCTCGCAGGCGGCGAGTTCGGTGAATTCGTAGACAGTATGATTGCCGGTAAGGGTGCAGGGATATTCCCTGATGGCCGGGCACAGGTAGAACGGTTGGAAGTCCGCGGTTCACTGTCAGTGCTTGACTTGATAATAAACCAGATTCAAGGAATGGAATCTGATTACTCCTTCACCGAGATTGGTAAGATAGAATCCGTGGAGGATTTGGGAGAAAACACCTACCGTCTGAGCATCGAGAAACGCACGGACTTCGACTTCATGAAGTTCCAGGACAACGATGTCTGCTTCTCCATCATTAACACACTGCTTACAGGTGGTTCCGAGTATTACACCAGTTGGATGCGTATTCTTACCACCAACAGTGCGGAGAACAGCATAACGGTCGTGCTCTATCCGGACAGCGAAGTACCTGGAGGCACGAACTATCCGCCGTTGGCCGGTTACAACGTAACCCGCAGGGGTAACAGTACGCTGCCTGAAACAGGCGGCGTTAACGGGCGGGCACAGTCGTGGATGATTTCTTCACGAGAAGGTCGGATTATGTTCCTGGCCAATGTCTATAAGCCGATATTGGAGGACTACAACTATGCGCTGACTATCGGAAAACTCCCTAACATCAAGGCACTCGAAAAACTGCCGGTGACAACCGAAGATGTTGGCATCGTTGCACAGACG